GTAGCACGTTTCAGTTGGGCCGCTTGTAATTTAGTAGGGTCCATTTCTGTATTCGTTCCGATAATCGTAATATCGAATCTACCAATCTGTTGAGTAGGCCACCACTGAATTCTCAGCCACCGCTCTACATCATTTTGTGCTTTGGAAAGTGCATCACTAAAGTCGTGAATACCGTAATTTTGGATGTCTGGTTCGTATTCTAAGACATCATTTATTGTTGCAAATATAGCCATTTGGCCTCCTTCGTGTCCTTCACATAGGGGTTGAGCTCAAGTCCTTCTCGCGCTCTAATGTTATTTATGCTTTGACAAGGAATGAGCGAATTAGAAATAGGGCCCGAAGGCCCTATTCCATTTCCATACTAAGAAGACTTAGTTTAGATTACTGCGTCTGCAACTACTTCAACGCCGTGTCCGTCTTGTAGTTCACCAACTGCGTATGTCATAGAACCTACGATTTCAGTTGCACGTAGACTTGCGTCACGCTGTGTTTCTAAGCTGATGTCTTTCTTAACTGCGTATGCAATTGCATCTGCTGCCATAACAACACCTGAATATTCGTTAGCTGCCGCACCAGTTACTGTTGCTGATTCATAAAGATCAACACCGGCAATACGTCCGATAAAGCCTTCGCTCAATGCACGGTTACCTACGTCTGATAGACTTGGAACATTTGCAGAACCTGCGTTAGCAAGTTGCTTTTTCAAGTTGTATGTTTGCTTCGGGTGGAACACACCAACGTATGGACCCATTACTGAGTTAGAACGTAGGATTGCTACTGCTTGGAATATCAAGTCAGCAGTTAGTTCAGTTGCGGCTGCGCCGATGGACTCTGTGAAGCCTGAGAATAAAGCAGCAATATCTTCGTCTACTTTAAGTGCCATTGTTTCGCCTAAGATGCGACCAATGCTTGCGGCTGTGTTGTCATCTGCTGAATCACGAGCTGTGTCAGTTAGAGTAACAAGTGCTGCAATTTCATCACAATCAAATAGTTTTTCAGTTGCTGTGATTGCGTTGTTAGTTGCGTCAACATTTTCACCAGAAACTAAAGCAGTTGTTGCTAGTTTTGGATAGATGCCTACTTTTGCTTGCTTGCCTGGTTGGCCTTGCAAGTTAAAGTTGCGAACTAGAGGACGCATAAATCCTCTTTCTTGCATTGTGAATAATGCAGCTTGTTGGACGTCTGAAAATAGAGCGTCTAGTGTTGTTGAAGTTGTTTCGTTAGCCATGGTATAATTCTCCTGTTAAATTCTAATACCTTTTGATTTCATCATTTTCGAATAAATTTCCCTATCAGCAGGGTCATTCATATTTAAGTTCGAAGCGTTGACTTTACCCATATTTTTGTCAGATCTTACAACACTTTGTGTTCCGCTGCCACTTGGGCCTGCTTGCACGAAATGCTGATTAGAATTAAGAAAATCAGCAACTAACTCGTCTACAGACATTGCTGTTCCGTTGTCAGTGTATCTAATTGAACCAGTGTCGTCGAGAACTTCAACTTCTCCGGTTTCACCTAATCTAACTCTATCTTTCACCAATGATACTACTTGCTTGGGGTTAATTGCCTTGCGAGCACTAGCACTGTTTAATAGGCTTCCATCGACTTTGATAGATTGCAGTTCTTGTTGCAATGTCTGGATTGTAGAATCTTTCTTCTCTACAGTAGACTTTAATATTTGCTCAAATTCGCCACGTTTTTTTTGATCTTCTAAACGAGCGTTTTCTTCAGCAGTTGTTAGTTGTTGATATCTTTCAACGTCAACTCCGTCAAACTTCTTTTCGAACCTTTTTCTTTCTCTGTCAAGCCTGTCCTTAACTATACGGTCAAGTTCGTCTTGGGTGAATGTCTTTACTTCTTCCTGGGTTTCTGCTTGTGCGAAATCATTAGTATCAGCAGTTGGCGCTCCAGTGGCCAAATTTTCTTCTTCGTTCATTTTATACCTCTTTGCTTTATTGGTTAAGAGTTCCCATACCTCGTTGAGAGTTTTCTTTTTGCATAATTATTTATGCCTTTATGGCATTTATCGTTTTGTAGATGACTTACGTCCGCCTCTTGTAGATGACTTACGTCCGCCTCTTGTCTTTGTTTTAGACTTTGTCTTTTTTGGTTTCTTCATTATATTCTCCTTATTGCATTAACATTACTACAACTATAGACAAGCAACTTGCAACAATAGTGCCGGCTGCTCCTATAATAACTTTAGACATATTTTGATTTCCTGAGTCAATTGCTTCAGAAAGTTTGTCTAACTTTGTTTCAACATTGCTAAGACGTTTGTCTAAATTTTCGTAGCGTATTGCGCATAGATCAACGTGTGCTTCTAAGCTGGTTCTTTCAAGCTCAGTAGTTATAGACATTATAGCTCACCTCTTTCAATTAAATGACAAGTATCGATAATTTCTTTTCGACGTTGTCTGCACAAATGGTATGCCGCAAGCAGATGCTTTCTTGCTCTTTTGCCTGCGGCCACGTTTTTCTTAGTCATTAACTTTTCAGTTTCTTTGTAGAATGCAGTAATTTCGTCTAACAATTGTTGATGAGCGTCAGTTGGTTTTACTTTATATTTGAACTCGTTTATTAAATCATCGATGTGAGGTTCGTTCATGTTAGTCGTCCAAGTTGTCAAGTTCAGGATGCAGTGTTTCAATTTCTTCAGGACTGTAACCTTGCTCAACCATTTCATTAACGTGCTTTTCAGCGTTTTCTGCTGTTAATGTAGGATGAACCATTGCTTCTTCAACAGATACCGCATTAAACGTTCTGTCAAGTTCGCCTTGAAGGTCTTGGAATTTGTCATCATCATCTACTAGAATACGCAACATTTGCTTTTCAACTTCATAATTTAACACTGGGCTAACAATGCCAGCATCTTTAGCAAGTTTAAGCATATTCATGTCATTGTATTTGTCTTGAATATTGAAGCTGTCTGGATACTCAACTGTGCCGTCCCAAATTTGGTCTTGCCATTGAGCATAGATACGCCATATTTGTTCTTCTGCGTGTTCTAGGTTATCTGCTTTTTCTGCAAGTTTTGCATTTAACAGTTGGAATTCTGTAGCAAGTGCAACACCACTAAGTCTACGACTTTCAATCGAACGTATGCCACCCATGTGACTCATGCGATCAATTGCTTCAACTTTTTGTTGCATACTTGACAATAGACCTTCGATACCTGATCCATTTGGTTCTAGCAAGAAAGGCTTTAACCCTTCTGGTAAATCATCTGGCATTTGTATTATAGATCCAGCACCGGCGCTTGCTTGTGTCTGCACAGATTTAACCAATGACGGATGGTTGGATATGCGTATTAACTGTTCGATTTCGCTCAGTTCATTATAAATTGCTTTTTGCATATCAGCAACATCACCTACGTCACTAACTCCAATGCCTTTAATATGACTTCTTTGACTATAAACGCACACTGCTGGAACTATTCCGATTGCGTTAGGAACTTCACTTACTATTTGAGGTTCGCCATCGCCACCTTTGTCTATAACAACCACACTGATAGTTTCAGGTGTGTAAATGCGGAATACATCTTTATATCTGTCGCCGCTTTCATAAACTTTAAGGTATGTTAGATAATAAACACCGTTTGGTGCTCTTGAGTAATTCCAATCAAGAACGTTTTCTGGAGTTATTAAACTGATGTAAGGACGTATGCCTTGAGCAAGTTCTTCAGCTCTAGTGTAAGCATTAGTTTCGGGCTTATCAATAATAACCCAACAGTGTCCGTAAATGCTTGAGTAGGTGGATACGTCACGCATAACTGCATCAAAACTTCTGCCATCTAAATCTGCATCACCTAGAAACGGAACAAGTCCCGGATCGCTTGCAATGCTTCCAAACTCACGATTTGGCGATTTTCTAAATAAGAAACTGTTAAACACACTAACTACCGCTTTGACGTGATTGTCTAAAGGAGTTTGATCAATACGAGTTTCATAGTCGCCGCCACTTTCCATATTATATGCTGCAAGATAATTTCCATCAGCATATTCGTCGCCACCCAAATAACTGTTAATTAAGAACTCCCATCTTTCAATGTGATTCTTCCAGTCTGGATGTGCTGACTTTATTTCTTCTTTAATACTCATATTTGATTACCACCTTTTCTTAGTTCCGAATGACCATTGCTGGGGCTCTTCAGTAGTGCTGTATTTTTTCTTAATTGGATATAGATAATCTACTAGATAACCTAGTGCATCTGATGCGTGATCTAATCCAGAATTTTTAGCAATCTGCGATGTGCCTTCTGTGTATGTTAATCTCATTAAACTTTCAACTGTGTGTTTACATTTTGGATCAACGTATAATTTTCTTTTTCCGTCTGCACTTAATAGTCTTGCATTAACAGCATTTACTCTGTCTCTAATTGGAGTATGGACATTTCTTGCTTTTAATTCAAACCCTGCATTGTGCAATATGCTAAAGTCTGTTTTGCCACCGGCACTTGCTTTTCTTTGTTTACCTGACGGATCAGGATATACTATTACTTTAGATTGCGGATACCTTGCACGAACTTCTTTTGCAACTTCCTCAGTGCTTGATGTAAGCATATGTATTTCGTCGAATACATGGATTGCATCATTTGTGACTTGCGCAATAACACAACATTGTGGACTGTAGTTAAAGTCTTGCCCAATGTGAATAATTCCAGTATGCGGATCTTCACATGGTTTTACTGTGCCTTTGTAATCAAAGTTGTAATATACCACACCACTATAGGTGTTAAAGGTTGCAAGATATTCTTGGGCAAAAGTTTTATCATCTAGGTCACGTCTTGCACTGTCTATCTCGTCTTGAGCAACATTGCCGCCTTCAATGGTTGTAAACTGCCAAGCGTTCCAATCTGGTTCGTGTATTGCTTGTGTGAATAGTTTATGACTCCAGGAACCAACGCCCTTAGGAGTTCCACAAAACAATGCTCGACCTTTTTTGTCAGAAAGTGTAGGACGAATAACTTCAGTCCATGCTTGGCGAGGAACGTCTTGGAATTCGTCTATAACTACGAAATCAAGACCCACGCCTCTTAAACTGTCCCAATTGTCTGCGCCTTTGAGTGCAATTATACTTCCGTTTTTTAGCATAATTGTAAGCTCTGCTTCGTTCTTAGATTTAATCCAACGAAGATCAGATAACTTGCTGCAAATTTGAATCCACCAAATCTGTTTTGCCATTCTGTAACTTGGACAAATTGCCCAATTGATACTACCTGGTTTTCTTGCAGCCGCCTTGCATATTTCTCTAATGCAAAGGTGTGTTTTCCCAAAGCGGCGCCCAGTGATAAGAACCCTAAATCGGTTCTTATCTTCAGTCACTGTTGCTTGTGGAACACTTAGTGGCATGCGACTAACATCTCCTTGGTGACACCTTTGCTTGTAGAATAAGTGTTACCACGTGCTCTACCTTTGTTTACTTTGTCTTGCATATTGTCTCCGTGTGTTCCAATAAGCAAATGACTTGGATTAACGCAACAAGGATTATCGCACGAGTGCATTACAACCATATCTTTTGGATCTCTTCCATCAAATACAACGGCAAGTCTGTGTGCTTTCCAATTTTTACCT